TTGCATGTTACATGTAAACAACGCTATCATGGCAGCCCATGACCACAAGTGAAATCATCAGCCGCTTTGGCGGCCCTGTCAACCTAGCCCACTACCTTGGCATTCGCTCTCAAGCGGTGTCACTGTGGGCCAGCAAGAACCGCATACCAATGGCGCGCGTGCCTGAGCTGGTACGCGTCTCGCGCCTACTGCGCCTCGGCCTGCGTGCCGAAGACATGAGGCCAGATATTGACTGGGACGCCCTCAAGGGACGCCGGTGATAGAGCTTAGATTGGCCTTGTCCTTGGAAGCAATGCGTGCAATTGTTGAAGGGGATGAGTTAGTGTTTGACATCGAAGAAGACGGTGTGCGCGTGTTCATCTCGTGTGACGACGAAGCGGTCAACGCTTTTTACACACAGGTGCAACGCGCTCTTTTGCACATGTTGCCTATCAGCGATCTGCCAAATTAAACCGAGCCGGCCGGATGCCGGTGTTGTATTCAGGAGATAGCATGAACTCGCGATCAGAGTATTTCAAAGATCTTATTACCGACTGCGTTCAAGCAGTCGATGAACTTGACATTGACGAAGAACACCAAGGCGCCATCATTGCAGCGCTGATCCAGTCCGACAGCTACAACGGTTTGCGCAAAGCAATGCTGCAAGCTATGCACCCATCGTTCGTGATGCAGCGGGGTGACAAAGCATGACTCGCCCCAACGTACTGGCGCTCAGCCTAGACAACATACCCCAAGACCTGCAAGCAATGGACCGCTGGGTCCTGTGGAAGAACGTTCAGCGCAGCAAGCCCAACGGCGACAAGGTCTGGGCCAAGATGCCTCTGTCAGCCAAGGGCGGCGCAGGCAGCTCGACCGACTCGGCTACATGGGTTTCGTTCGGTGCAGCCGTTGATGAATACCTCATGGGCGACTACGACGGCATCGGCATCGTGCTCGGTGGCGCTCTGCATGGCATCGACCTTGACGACTGCCGTGACCCAGTGACAGGCTCACTGAGTGAGCTTGCCAAAGAAACTCTTGACCGGGTCGAGGGCTACGCCGAGGTGTCTCCTTCTGGCACTGGCCTGAAGATCTTCACACAGACAAACCTCGACAGCAGTCGCACGAAAAAAGAGGCTGGCGTTGAGCTGTACAAAGACGGCCGGTATTTCACAGTGACTGGCCACGCGATCAACGGCCACGCGTCGATGCCAGTGCTGCCGCAAGACCTAGGCTGGATGGTCGAGAAGGTGTGGGGCGAAGTGATCAGTGAGGGGAGTGATGCCGGTGAGGACGCCTTCGCCAACCTGAAGTCTGCGCTTGACGGGTGGGAGCTCGACCGCGTGGTCGACGAAGTGCTCGTTCACCTTGACCCAGATGACGGTTACGCTGCGTGGCTCAAGATCGGTGCTGCACTGCACCATCAAGGTTCTGGGGATGGGGAGTGGCTCGACGCATGGGACAACTGGAGCGCGGCCTCGGGCAAGTGGATCGAGGGCTACTGCGCGTCGAAGTGGGACAGCTTCAGCCAGCAGAGGGCCGGTGGGCGCGGGGCAGTGACGCTGGCCTCGCTGCTGCACATGACCAAGGACAAGCGCGAAGTGCGGGCGCTGGACAAGCGCGATGTGGCTCTGACTGCGGTGATGGACATGATTGAGGGGTGCACCGACGTGCGCCATCTGCAAGAGAAGATCGCTGCCGGCATCGCACACACTGCCGAAGTGTCGGACGTGGAACGCGAACAGATTGCTGTCGCGATCCAGTTAAAGGCCAAGGACCTTGGCACGAAGCTGCCACTGTCAACTGTCCGGGGGTGGGTTCGGTCACGGGTGCGTGTGTCGGGCGGATTCGTCAACTTGAACGACGACGGCTACCCTCTGTGCACCTTGCCCAACTTCTACGTGCTGATGGACAAGCTGGGGTATGGGGTCCGATACAACGTGATCAAGAAGGCCATTGAGCTGCTCATACCGGGGAGCGCATTCACACGAGACAACCGGGACAACGCGGCCATAGCCCACGTCCTGTCTGAGTGCGAGACCGTGCGCATGCCGACCAAGCACGTCGCCCAATTCCTGATCACGCTTGCAGACAAGAACCAATACAACCCTGTGGCGACGTGGATCGACAGTGTTGTTTGGGACGGGGTGTCGCGGCTCGACGCCTTTTACGCCACTGTGCGGGTGCCGGCCGGCGGTGAGAAGATGAAGCGCAAGCTCATGCGCAAGTGGCTCATCCAAGCAGTGGCTGCGGCCTTCAGCCCTGACGGCATCGCAGGGCAGGGCATCCTGACTTTTGTCGGCCCGCAGAACATCGGCAAGACAACTTGGTTCCAGAGGCTGGCGCCGGCCCACCTTGACGCAATCCTGACAGGCCACACGCTGGACATGAGGTCCAAGGACTCGATCTTCATCGCCCTGTCCTACTGGATTGTGGAGCTGGGCGAGCTTGACGCGACGTTCTCCAAGTCCGAAATCAGCGCGCTCAAGTCATTCACGACACAGGCCATGGACAAGCTGCGCCGGCCATACGCTGCGACCGAATCGAACTTTGGGCGCCGCACCGTGTTTGGCGGAACGGTCAACGAATCCCAATACCTGAACGACCCGACCGGCAACAGGCGGTTCTGGTCGATCGAGGTTGACGGGTTCGATTTGGACAGCGGTATTGATATGCAGCAGCTTTGGGCCGAAGTGAAGGGGTTGTGGGCAAGCGGCGAAAACTGGGCCCTGAACATGCAAGAGATGGGCGAATTGAACATACACAACGAGGAGTTCACCGTGGCTGATCCGATCGAGGAACGCTTGGCGGCCGCATTTAGCTGGTCGGAATTTGGGCTTGGAAACGATTTGTGGGTGACGGCAACCGATGCGCTGATGAAGATTGGTGTGCGGGATCCGTCAAAAGGGCAGACGATTGCGGCCGGCAGGGCATTAAAGAAGTTGAACGGCGGTCAGCGCAAAAAGACAAATGGTCGTGTCGTTTTCTTGGTTCCTGCCGATGAGCCTGAATTTACAGGGTAAAGGGGGCCTATTACCCTGCCTATTACCCTGCCCTATTACCCTGACTTAAGTCTTTGAAATCATTAAAGAATATAGTAGTTAGGGTAATAAGGGTAATAGAAAAAGATATACATATTTTGGGAAGATGATAGTTGACAGTTGTGGCAAATGATAGTGTTTCCCAGAGTTATATATAGGAAATCAATTGCCCTGTAATGCCCTATTACCCTGAGACTGGAAAAAGATGTTGGAGAAGAAAATTGAGGAGCGGTTGAGGAAGAAGGCCAAAGAGGCGGGTGGGCTGGCGGCCAAGTGGGTGTCGCCGTCCATGAGCGGGGTGCCTGACCGGATTGTTTTTCTGCCGGGGGGCAAGATTATTTTTGTGGAACTGAAGCGGCCGGGCGAAAAGCCAACAGCGCTTCAGGACCGGATCATTGAAATACTGAGGGGGCTGGGCGCCGATGTGCGTGTGGTCGACTCGATGGAGAAGGTAGATGAAATTTTTAGCTAGACCGGCGCAAGCCGTGACGATTCAAAGGATGTTGGACGAGACCTACCAGTTGATTGCGCTTCGCATGGGGGCTGGAAAGACGGTGGCAACCTTGACCGCTGTCCAAAGGCTGGGTTTGAAGACCCTTGTAGTGGCGCCTAAACGGGTCGCAGAGCTCGTGTGGCACACGGAAGCGGCTAAGTGGGACCACCTATCAGGCCTACGCGTATCGAAGGTCCTAGGGCCCCTTAAGCAGCGGGCAGAGGGGTTGTTGACAGAGGCCGACGTGTACGTGATCAACCGGGAAAACTTTACATGGCTGGTGGCCTTGGTCAAAGAGAGCAAGCAGCCTTGGCCGTTTGAGTGCGTGGTGATCGACGAGAACAGGGGATTCAAGGACCGGGGCAGCAAGGCGTGGCAAGCATTGAAGTCAGTGCGCAGCCAGATCCAAAAGCTGTACATCCTCACAGGCACGCCAGATCCCAACGGCGATTTGCTGGACCTGTGGGCCCAGATCAGCATCATGGACAGCGGCAAGAGACTGGGCACCGGGATCACCAAGTACCGAGACAAGTGGTACGTGCCAGACAAACGCAACGGTCAAACGATTTACAGCTGGAAGCTCAGGAAGGGTGCAAGGCAGGAGATCCAAGAGGCGGTGAGGGATGTGATGGTCAGCGTGGACAGCGGCGTTGAGATGCCAGAGCGCATCGACAACGTGGTCCAAGTGACGTTTGACATGAAGCGATACCGGGACATGGAAGCAACCATGGTGAGCGGCAACGTGATGGCGGTCAACGCAGCGGTGCTGGCCGGCAAGCTGGGGCAGATGGCCAACGGCGCGGTGTACGACGACAACCGGCAGGTGCACCCGATACATGATGCCAAGCTGGACGCACTCGAAGAGATCGTAGATCAGGGCGAGGCGGTTCTTTGCTTCACTGCATACGTGCATGACATGGACCGGATCAAGGCAAGGTTCCCGGACGCGGTGCAGTTTGATGGCGAGGCCTCATTGGCCCGCTGGCAGGCCGGAGAGATCAAGTTGATGGTGATGCACCCAGC